CTTCTGCTGGCGATTGCCATCCCCCGCTGGCCCGCCGTGGGAGACGACACGAAACTCAACAAGAACCTTGCAGTGATAATCGCTCTATTGTTGGTTCCTTCGGTCGTGTCACCCATACTCGGAATTCAGACTAGCACCAATGTCTACAACTATTGGCGGTCTATCATGATCCCTCTATATGTTGGATATACATTACAGAAGAGGGGCATGCCAGGTACAAGTATTCTGGTGACTTTCTCAACTCCATTGATTCTCATGCTATCAATGATTTTCAGTATAAACCCCCTACCAAACGCATTAAAGATACCTGGGACCAGTGTCGCCAACAAGTGAATTTCATTCAGGCACTTAAAGAATAGAAATGTAAGGTACCTACCTTACTAATGCCAACTTATACCAAAAAGACCCTTCACGCCCATATTCTAGACCGTCCAGACTCCTACGTGGGGCAGGTCCGTCCAGAAGATAGGGCTGTGTGGGTTCCCGATGGCAACAGATTCGTGCAGCGCACGGTGCGAGTCTCACCCGCTTTGACCAAGGTTTTTGACGAAATCTTGGTGAATGCTCTGGATCAAAGCTCCATGCATCCGTCCGTTACAAAGATATCAATCGATGTGGATGACGCGGGAAGGATCACCATCGCCAATAACGGCGTAGCCATCCCCGTGGTTATCCACGAACAGACCCAGGTCTGGACTCCAGAATTGATCTTCGGGCACTTGTTGACATCTTCAAACTACGATGATTCCGAAGAGAGAACCACGGGTGGTCGTAACGGCTACGGAGCCAAGCTGACCAACATCTATTCCAAGGAGTTCGAGATCAAGGTGGATGACCCCGAGACAAGGAAGTCCTATCACCAAGTCTGGAGAGACAACATGCGTATCTGCACCGAACCCAAAATCAAATCCTTTGCTGGAAAGACACCCAAGGTACAGATAAGTTGGGTGCCAGACTGGGAACGATTCGGTCTACATGGAATCTCCAAAGACGTCAAGGACATGTTCATGAAAAGGGCTCTAGATGCAGCAGCGTGGGTTCCAACCAAGTGCAAGGTTCACTACAATGGGGAGGTATTGGACATCAATAATCTTCAGGACTATACTTCACGCTTCACCGACCAGACTTTGGCTCAACTCAAACAAGATCGGTGGGAGGTGCTGGTATGCTCCTCAGTGGGCGCGGGCTTCAAACAGATCTCATTTGTCAACGGCATCTGCACCGAGAAGGGCGGTACCCACGTGGATCATGTGGTTAATCAGATTACTTCGGACCTCGCGAAAAAGACCAAACTTAGACCAGCACAGATCAAGCAGTGCATGATGGTGGTCGTCAAGGCGGTCCTGGTGAACCCTTCGTTCTCCAGTCAGTCCAAGCACGAATGCATGTCCCGCGTGCAGGACTTTGGCTCCAAGTTTGAACCCACGACTGTCTTTTTGAAGCAGGTCAAGGGTGTTCTGGAACAGGAGTTACTGGCACATACCAAGGCTTCCGAGGTTCGCGACCTTAAAAAAACCGACGGAACCAAGAAGAGCAGGATCACCGGAATACCCAAGTTGGATGACGCAAACTGGGCTGGCACGACCAAGTCTAAGATGTGCACCCTGATCATCACCGAGGGAGATTCCGCCAAGGCTCTGGCTATCAGTGGATTGTCTGTGGTTGGTAGGGATCAGTATGGCGTCTTTCCACTCAAGGGCAAACCAAGGAACGTTCGGGACTTGGGCTCCAAGGCCTTGACCGCCAATCAGGAGTTTTCGGATTTGAAGAAGATCCTAGGGCTGCAGCAGGGAAAGAAGTATACAGACCTAAGTGAACTGCGCTACGGACGGCTCATGATCATGACCGATGCCGATGTGGATGGTTCACACATCAAGGGTCTGGTCCTCAACATGTTTGACTGTTACTGGCCCGAGTTGATCGGAATGGGCTTTGTGGTTAGCATGATTACCCCAGTGATACGCGCGAAGGGTGGAAGGATTAATGAGTCCTTCTATTCCGAAAAGGACTTTGTGAACTGGATCGAACAGACCCATCAAGGAAGGGTTCCACGTGGAGTCACCATCAAGTACTACAAGGGTCTTGGTACTTCCACGTCCGCAGAAGCCAAGGAATATTTCAAAGACCTTGGAAGATTGACCGTGGGATTCGTGGCCGATCAAGAAAGTCAGAAGTCGGTGGGTTTGGCATTCGACAAGTCGCTTGCTGACGACCGGAAGCGATGGTTGGCGGAACCCTTCCGTGGAGATTCACTTCCCTATGGCAAGGTGACTTCGGTGACCGTTTCGGATTTCATTCACAAGGATCTGATTCAGTTCAGTCACGCGGACATTCGAAGGTCCATACCAGATGTCCGTGACGGTCTGAAACCTTCTCAGCGCAAGGTCATCTTCGGGTGCATGAAGAGGAACCTAACCACCGAGATGAAGGTCGCTCAGTTGTCTGGTTACATTTCGGAACACACTGCCTATCACCACGGAGAGATGAGTTTGCAGGGGACCATCGTGGGACTGGCTCAGGATTACATGGGTTCAAACAACATGAATTTGCTAGAACCATGTGGACAGTTTGGAACCCGTCTGGCGGGTGGCTCGGACCACGCAAGCGCCAGGTACATCTTCACGAAGTTGTCCGAACACGCCAAGGTATTTGACGAGCGGGACAATGCCTGTCTGACCTACCTCAAGGATGACGGAAAACCCATCGAGCCCGAGTACTACCTACCCACGCTGCCGATGATATTGGTGAACGGCGCAGAGGGCATAGGGACGGGGTTCAGCTGCAAGGTGCCTCCACACAATCCAGTTGACGTCAAGGAAAATCTGAAGCGGATCATTCGTGGCGAGGCACCGAAACCTATGAAGCCGTGGTTCCGTGGATTCAAGGGAACCGTTACGACATCGGATGAAGGAGTGTGGACACTTCGGGGCACCTGGCAGGAAAGTGGTGACAAGGTAGAGGTCACCGAACTTCCGCCAGGTACGTGGACTCAGACTTACAAGGAGTTTCTAGAAGGGCTTGTTGAGAAGAACGTCATCAAGAACTACAACAATCACAGTACGGAGGAGGATGTCCGTTTTGTGATCACAGGTTACAAGGGGTCTTCGCCAGAGAAGGATCTCAAGTTGACTTCGACGGTTCGTAGCACAAACATGTATCTGCACGGACCTCGCGGCATCGAGAAGTTTGACACGCCACTGGACATTCTCAAGGTTTACGCCGAGGAACGCATGAAGTTGTACGTGAAGCGCAAGGAATATCTGGTGGCGACCTTGGCGAAGCGCTCCGGGATGGCGATGGACCGCGCCAACTTCGTCAAGGGAATCCTAGATGGGTCTCTCAAGGTAATGGGTTTGAAGAAGGTAGATGCGGAAGTCAACATGCTCAAGAAGTTCAAGAAGGTTGACGGAAGTTTCGAGCACCTCTGGGGTCTGAAGACGTCGCGGTACACCCAGGAGGCCGTACAGGAACTGATACAGGAAGCCAGGACCCTATTGGATGAGTTGAAGCGGATTCAGGGGATGACCACCAAGGACATGTGGTTCGAGGATCTAGACAGGTAAAACGGGTTTCAAACGTCTTGCTTTATTCAGAATGTTTGTCCATCGGGTTGTATGTTCCAGGACGCTTGCGTCATTTTCTTTTTCTGAACTTGAATATATTTTGAACTTTCCATTTGCCATTTCAGGTCTCGCGAGCGCATTTTCTGGATCTTCCTTGTCCATCATGGATTTGTATTCGTTCAGGATATCTGAAGGAACTTCGGGAGCGTGGTCAATAATCTTGTCGTAATCTTCACGAATCTTGTGGCAGTATTCGACGGCATTCATTCTGTCCTCAGGTTCCAGTGAGAGTTCCAGGGAAATATCTCTGGCCAGGCGACTGAACAATTTGGAAGTTTGTATATTGGATTCAAACTGCTCTCCACATCTCAGGAACTTGTGAATACTGGCAATTCCGGCGGCACCTAGATTGAGAAAACTGAATGTGTACAAGAGTATTTGTGAGTTTTGATTTTCAGACGAAGCAATGAGTGTCCCAAGCCCAGCCAGAGTAGTCATGGCGATGTTGATTATAGAAAAGTTAGTATGAGCAGTGCTGTGGCGTACCGCGCACCTATGGTGAATCCACCGGTACCCCAGAGCTTTTTCTCCCCAGGACTTGATGAGTTTTTCCTGCTTAGGGTGCCAACTCATGGCATTCTCGATGCGTTTCTGTTTGTCCACCAGAAACTTGGCCTCAAGGTGTTCTATGTGTTCTTCATCTGCGTCTGAAGCCATCTACTTAAACATTACATTTTATTAAATAGGAATGAAGTTCTCTGCCAAGGTTGTGACTCTTGAAGACGGTGTAAAGGAAGTGTCGGTTCGCGCGGACGACGGTAAACCTTTATTGGTTACTCTCAAGGGGGCCCAGGTGGTCTCAGTGGATGATGAAGTTCTTCTCAAGGTTAGTGACGAGACCGTGGCACAGTGTGAGGATGTTGTTTTGGCAAAGGCTAAGGAGTCTAAGGTGGCTTGGTTCGGTAAGGAGATCGCAGACTCTCGACTTGAAAGTGCATTTACTTCTTCTTTTTCTACTGATGAGAAAATCTTGAGCGTGCACAAGGCGGAATTGGTCAGGGTGTATGACGCCAAGCGCGAGTTGGTCGAGGACAAGGAACTCGCCAAGGACGACGTGGTAGATGTGGTCGTTCAACTCCGATCTGTTCAGTTTCTTCAGAAAAGTTTTGAGACTGAGTGGGTGCTTCATCAGGCCAAGTTCAAGGCAGAGCCAAAACCCAAGAAGGAGGTCGTGAATTTTTCGGATTGTCTTTTTGAGTCAGATGATGAGGGAGAAGAGGAAGAGGATGATTTTTTTTAGTATGTAATGTTAAACGATATGAAGTTTGTTATGATGAAGACTGAGAACATGCTGCTTTTGGCCCTTCTCATCGCCGTGGTTTATTTCATGTGGGTGAACAACGGTGCCATTCGCCATGCTCTCGGTATGGCTTCCAAGGAGGGGATGATGTACAAGTCCTATTACGAGGGTACCAACGTTGTGGACTCCATGGGTGCCCCAGTGAACGGTGGTTCTCTGTCGGTGCCCGCCGCGGCTGCCAACGGGATGGGGATTGCCTCCAGTCTGCTTCCCCGCGACGTGGCGGCTCAGGAGGACTTCGGTGAGTTCGCTCCCGATGACATCCTCAAGGGTCAGAACTACCTTAACCCCCGCGCCCTCATCGGCTACCCCGAGACCGTCGGCGGTGCTCTCCGAAACGCCAACCAGCAGATCCGCTCGGAGCCCCCGAACCCCCGCAACCCCGTCACAATCTTCAACACGTCCACGATCGTCCCGGATCAGATGCGCCCCGCTTTCGAGCTTGGTCAGGGTACCGCTTAGATGATTAACTAATAAATTAGAAACATTCAGGGAAACAACTCTGACTGTTTATGAATTAAAGAAATTGCGCTACTGGTTAACAAAACGATGTCTGGAGGAATGCCGATCAGTGATCAATTCAAGGAGGCCATCGCCGAATTAGAGGGGATCAAGAAGCAGCTCACCGAGGCTCAGAAATCCATTAAGGTACTGAAGGACCGCGAGACCAGTCTGAAGACCTTCATTGGTGGCTACATGAAGGCCCAGAAGATTGATGACGTCCAGACAAGGGGAGGTACCAAAGTCACCCAAAAGACATCAATCAAGAAGCCGGTTATCACTAAGAAAATCCTAATGGATGAACTACCAAATTATATTGAGGGTGGTCAGGAACGTCTTGAGCAGATCATCAAGGACATTGAAGAGAAATTGGAACCCAAGGAGACATCCACCCTACAACTCAAGTTAAAGAAGAACTCCGAAGAGTAATCAGTAACCAAACATGGTGAGTTCTAGTCTTCTTGATTATACGCCCATCGCCCAGTCTCAGGTGATTGAGGACCCGCAACTCGACGAGGAAGATGAAGGGTTCGTTGATCCTAATGAATATGACTATGAAGATTGGATTGCCTATTACAGTGATGAGTTGTGGAATAACTGGGAAATTTACAGGCAACACTGCTACGACCACATGATCCCTGAAGATATCACGTTTTCCGAGTTTTGTAAAAATGAGTACTATTATTAGTTTTAAATGTTGGTAGTCAATAGATATGGGTCGACTACCAGACGTAACCAGTACAAAGGTCATTGTTCCAACGGTTCTTTTCGCCTTCCTTTCACCCGCAGTGACGGGTATGGCGGATTTAACAGATCGTATGGGAATGACCTCTGTGTTCGGCATCCTATACATAATCATTCTTCATGGGATTATGAAGTTCGTGGTTCGGCCAAACGAGGTTTTTCTCGCATCCGGGATGTACTTTATATTGAGCGGGATGACCACAGACCAAAACTTAATCATAAGAAACACTTTTCTCTATTGGATCTTATTCGCGGTTATTCGCTCACAAAGTCCTCTCGAGTTCTAAAAAGGGACATGAAGTACCTTGTTGTTGGTCCAGGTGCCATGGGGTTCTACGCCATTTTGGGATCTGTTTATACACTCCAGAACTATGATAAACTCAAAGAACTAGAGTCTGTCGCTGGATCATCCGCAGGATCCATTGTGGCGTTTGGTTGTTTGGTCGCCAAGTGGGACATTATCAGATTGTTCAAGATTATAAAGAATGTGGACGTCAATCAGTTGATGCGCCTTAATCTCAAATCCCTTCTTAACAACTACGGTCTTGTCCCAGCATCCAGGTGGAAAGATGTATTTTCAAAGATATGTATGGAACTTGCCGGAAAAGAAGACTTCACATTTCAGGAACTAAAGGAGTGGTCTGGACTTGACTTCTACGTTTCGGCATACAACATAACACTTCAGAAGAGTTGTTATTTTTCACATCACACCCATCCTGACATGTCGGTATCGCACGCAGTCTGTATGAGCATAAGCATACCATTCTTGTTCGAGTCCGTAATGTACAAAGACCATAGGTATGTGGACTCGGCTGCATTTGAGACGTGCCCGCTGACACCTTTTATTGGCAAGGACATGGAAGAAGTCGTCTCGATCGAATTAGATCCCGAACCTTCGATCGAAAAACCACCACATATAGGATCATTTGTTGATTTCATACAACACTTTATCACTTCAATTATGAGAAATAGAGTGGTCTATGAAAAGCCTACCGTCTACATTAAGATGAAGGAAGGTGAAGCATTTAATTTTTCTATGGACGACGAGGAGAAAACTGAACTCTTCTATCACGGGTATATCACAGGAAAACGGTTTCTCAAGATAGAACACGAAGAATGTCCCTCAGTACCAGAGCGGCAACCCCTATCATGAAGAGAACCACCATGTACCCCAACTCTGAATCCATAACGCCCTCAACCTCGTAGAACTCCACCCGATTGGTGGAAAATGTTCGGTCAGCAGCCTTCTCGGGAGCCGGTGGTACTTTAACCGTTTCCCGAGGAAGTCCTCCATAGGCGTCATCAATTGAACAGTAACCTACCATTATTTAATATCAACTAGGAAATTATTTACAGCTCAAGGGTCGTCTTTCCCTTCTTTCCCCTCTTCTTCTTGGGGGCGGCGACCTCAACTTCCTTGACAGAATCACCATTCACACTCACAATGTCAGAGATGTCATCCTCAATTGCCTCCTCGATAGGCGGCGAAACTTCCGGAGCACGAACCTCTTCCACGTCACGCCGAGTCGTGGATTGAGGATTCATGAATGATGACATGAGAGACGAGAGGTCTATGTTTGGTCCTTTAACCTCCCTTCGATTAATCGGCGGCGGCGGGCGGGGATCCACATTCCTGTTTTGTGCATTACTGGCCGTATTCGCCATAGCAGACATCATATTCTTGATGAGATCGGGATTCTGCTTGATCACGTCGTTCATCTGAGGCATCGCAGACTTGAACATCGAGTGGGTCAGATGGAACATCGTCGCGGAACCACCTAGCATCATCATCAACTTCAACTCAGGTGCCATCTTCGCCTTGCCACGATATTTAATGTAAAGTTCCTCGAAGACGTCATCGTAGTCGTCCACGCCGTCCATCACCGACTCTGACCATCCGTCCAAATGGATGTCCAGTGGATTGTAACGCTTGTTCAGAAACTCAATCCCCGTCACACAGGCTATGAGCATACGTCGCTGCATCTTGACCGACTGATCCACCTCGATCGAGTAGGACATCCGCTTGACCTCTCCACGGATGTCGTGAATGGACGAGTGCATATTCAGTCTCTCCACGGAACGAATACCTTTCTTCTCCAGACGAGTAATCTTATTCAAAAGATCGGCCTTTTCGTCGTCAATCGACTTGTAACCAGGTGATGGCGCGTCCTCTTCATAACCTCCTTCGAGACCAACACCTGCACCATAATCATTATACTCCTCACCATGATCCTCTGGATCTTCCTGGGGAGGTGTAGGACGCGACGAAGGAGTTTGCTTTCCGTGATTTGCGAATGCCATGAATGAAGATGTCGGAAGATTACTTGGGCGTTCATTCATCGAAGGATTATTCGTTCGCTTGCGTCGAGTGGCATCCAGGACAACACCGTTCATGAGATCCTGTTCATCATCATCCAGGTCAACCATCATATCGCTATTATTATCAAGCTCAATCTCGAAATCTTCCATGCTCTATTAATGTCAGTCTATAAACTTATGTCCAAGTCTTTAACGCAGAAAAAAATCAAATGTTCTAGTAAAGAAGTATGATCAGCAGTCAACTTGCCCTTGTCCTCGTGATTGTCATCCTCGTCCTCATGTTCGTCAAGTGCTTAATTGGAATGAAGAAGAGCGGATACAGGCTGTCTCCAGAGTCGGTGGAGGTTTCACCCATTATCGGAGGCGACGATATCACTAAACTCCCTTACACACTGGAATGTGTTCCAGGCCCAGGAAAGGATGCCGCCTATTACAGCAAAAACCTCACTCCAGGAGGATTCTGTGGGGATCAGGCTCTTGTTCGCGAATCGATGTCTTACAAGATCCTAAGTGGTGTAGGCGGGTCTCTGCTTGAGAAGTAAATTAAAGAAATGAAAACAAAGGTAAGTACGAAAAACAATGTCTACTGAGGATGTTATGAAGGAGATCATGGAGATGCGCAAGGAGATCAAGAATCTTACCAAGATGGTCCGCAAGATTGCCAAGGTTCAGGATGATCCCGATGGGTCAAAGGCCAAGGTGCGTGCTGCCAACACCGGGTTCAACAAACCTTCCAAGGTTACCAAGGATCTCACCGACTTTATGGGATTATCAGAAGGAACAGAGGTCTCTCGCACAGACGTGACCCGCTTCGTTAAGCAGTATGTCAAGGATAAGGGACTTTCGCACCCAGAGGATGGACGAAAGATTATTCAGGATGATGCGATGAAGGGTCTTCTCAGTACACCTCAGGGAGAGACCCTCTCGTATATGACCTTGCAGAAACACATCTCCAAGCACTTCCTCAAGGCTTAAACAAAAACCACACTCTACTTTTAGAAAATGATATCCGCTCAGGAGATTGAAGCCATTGTCGGCACTAACATCAAAAACATCGATGTTTACCGAAAGGCCTTCAAGCACAAATCTTCTGTTCAACACGATGGCGTCGAGGGTTCCTACGAAACTTTGGAATTTATGGGCGACTCCGTGTTGGGCTTTATTGTCACCAAGTATTTGTTCGATAGGTACGAGAATCTACAGGAAGGTTTTCTAACTCGTGCGAGAACAAAGATTGTCTGTGGAAAGACTTTGGCAGACGTGTCTTCCAAACTGGGATTCCACAAATGGATCGAAATGGATGAAAAGGGTATGAGGAATGGTTGGAACAACAATCCCAAAATTCTTGAAGACGTCTTTGAGGCGTTCGTAGGTGCAATCTACCTAGATCTCGGTATGATCGAAGCCAAGAAGTTCGTCCTGGGCGTACTGGACAATCCAGATCTGATCCGCCTTGATCGCCTAATGGTCGACGACAACTACAAGGACATCCTCATGCGCGTCTGTCAGGCACAGAAGTGGGATCTTCCCGAGTATCGCCAACTTGAACACGTGGACACTACCAAATTTAGAGTGGGCGTATATGTCCAGGGATATCAGTGGGGGACAGGCAAGGGTTCCACAAAGAAGGAAGCAGAACAGGCGGGTGCCTACTTTACCTTGAAGCGTCTCGAAGAGAAACTCGAGAAGAGACTCGTCCCTTCCAAGCGACCCAATGCCATGATTAAAAATGTCAATAGAAAGTAATAATGAAGGTCGCCCTTATCAATCCTATCACCAAGACAGTCAACGAGATGTGCACCGGACATCAGGTTCGCGCATGGGGTCGCAAATCCGGTAATGTGTCCGTTGATGTCCCCACTGGGTTTCCAGTTAAGTCCATCGCCGACGTGAAGGCTTTCGGTCCGGATGTGGTGGTCGTGGAGAAACGTGGAAATGGCGTATTCAGGGAGTTCGCCAAGCACTTCGACAAGGTCGTGGATGTCGAGGGACTTCGTCTCATTCTTTCCGCCAAGGATCCCGAGCCCGTGGAGCCCGTCGTGGTCAAGTCGGTGCCCGAGGAGCCCGAGGTGCCCGAGCC